AAACCAGAAGAAGTTCCAGTTGAGCCTTATCAACCGACTTTACAGCCAGAACAAGCTCCAGGACCAGATCCTAAAGCTGAAGCATGGGCTGAAAAGAATGAATGGTTTGGAGATGACCAAGCAATGACATTTGCAGCATTTGGAATACATAAAGAATTAGTAGAAGAAGGCGTTGATCCGACTTCTGATAAGTACTATGCCGAAGTTGATAAACGTATGGCTGAAAATTTCCCACACAAGTTTTCTAACGAGCAACCTGCCCCCGTGCAACAGGTCGCTGCTTCTAGCCGAGGGGCTAGTGGTAAAAAATCATCACGCAAAATTAAGTTGACACCTAGTCAAGTAGCAATAGCTAAAAGACTAAATGTGCCACTAGAAGAATATGCTAGACATATCGAAGGAGTATAAAATGACCGAAGAAAATAAAACAGAAGTCAATACTGATCGTAACTCACGATCTGCAGAGACACGAGCCTCTCAAACTCGCAGAAAGCCTTGGGCTCCCCCGTCTATGTTAGACGCACCCGAAGCTCCTCCTGGATATCAATTTAGGTGGATTCGTGAAGCTACTCGAGGAATCGATGATAAATCTAATATGTCTAAACGTATTAGAGAGGGATATGAACCTGTGAGAGCAGAAGACTATCCTGATTTCGAAGCTCCTACTATTGAAAACGGTAGCAACACTGGAGTAATTGGAGTCGGAGGATTAATACTTGCTAAAGTTCCAGTCGAAACCGCAGCAGAGCGTAATGCTTATTTTAAAGATCAAGCAGATACCGCGATGCAAGGTGTAGATCAAAACTTTATGCGAGAAAGTGATGCTAGAATGCCTATTAAAGATAGTGATATCCAAAGGACTTCTAAAGTCGCCTTCGGTAGTAAACCTACCGATGCAAAGTAATTAATAATAACAATGTATATAGACAAAGGAGAAAACAATGGCTAATACAAATAAACCAGATGGTTTTACTCCCGCATATCATATGTACGGAGGTGTTATTCGCCCTGCTAAAATGAGAATCGCAAGTGCAACTAACGCATCAATCTTTTCAGGTGATGTTGTTAATTTATCTAGTGGTTATGTCATCCAAGGCACAGCGACAGGCACACCCGTAGGTGTATTTTACGGAGTATACTATACAGCTACTGACGGCACCCCAACTTTCTCGAAAGTTTGGACTGCTGACACAGCTACCCAAGGCGGAGCAGATGCAGAAGCTCTCGTTTATAACGATCCTGGAATCGTTTACGAGGCTCAATTTACAGCTGGAACACCAGCAGTAAGTTTTATCGGCTCTAAATATACTCTTTCTACGACTGCAGGTTCAACATTGAACGGTAGATCAAAGGAAGGGGCAACCGCAACAACCTCAAGTGGTGTAGCGTTATGTGTAGGATTCGCCTCGCAACCAAGCAACGAAATCGGTGCTTATGCGAGAGGGTTATTCACATTCCCTACTAACACTTTTGCTGTTTAATTCTAAGGAGATAAATAATGGCGATTAACAGAGCACAACTAGTCAAAGAACTAGTTCCTGGACTCCATGCTCTCTTTGGATTAGAGTATGAGAGATATAATAACGAACACGAAGACATCTTCGATACTGAGAACTCCGAAAGGGCTTTTGAGGAAGAAGTAATGTTAAGTGGATTTGGTGAAGCACCGACTAAAGGAGAAGGAGCCGCAGTCATTTATGACACAGCTCAAGAATCCTGGACATCTCGTTTCACGCATGAAACTATCGCACTAGCGTTTGCGTTAACAGAAGAAGCAATCGAAGATAACCTCTACGACACACTTTCTTCACGTTACACAAGAGCACTAGCACGTTCGATGCAACAAACAAAGCAAGTTAAAGCAGCTAATGTTTTAAACAATGCTTTTAGTTCATCTTACGTTGGCGGTGATGGAAAAGAGCTTTGTGCTACAGACCATCCAACTGTTGCGAACGTTGATTTAAGTAATGAGCTGTCTACAGCTGCTGACCTTAATGAAACTTCTCTAGAGCAATCATTGATTGATATCGCTGGGTTTAAGGATGAAAGAAACCTTAAAGTAAATGCACAAGCAAGGAAATTAATTATTCCACCTGCTTTGCAATTCGTAGCGGATAGATTGATGGAAACTCCAGGAAGAGTTGGTACTTCAGATAACGATATTAATGCAATTAGAAATATGGGAATGGTCTCAGAAGGCTACGTTGTAAATCATTATCTAACAGATACTGACGCTTTCTTCATCAAAACTGATGTTCCTAACGGGTTAAAACACTTCGTTAGAACTCCTGTATCTACTAGTATGGAAGGCGACTTCGAAACTGGTAACGTAAGATACAAGGCGAGAGAACGTTACAGCTTTGGTTGGAGTGACTGGAGAGGTATCTTCGGTTCACCAGGAGCCTAATTCATTAACGTGAATTCATTAAAGGGGAACTTCGGTTCCCCTTTTCTTTTTGTAGGCATTCGTATACAATCAAAAGACTAGGATATATTAACCTGTTCTACAGACTGACCTAGCAGACAAGCCGAGACAGTAGAACTTATTTCCACGGAGGAAATTATGGCAAAATCAACCTTTTCGGGTCCTGTACAATCATTGGCAGGATTTATATCAGCAGGTAACGCTAACGTTGTTAGTTTAACTGCAGACACATCCCTGACAGTGGCTGCCCACGCAGGAAAAATATTAACTTGTAACGACGCAGATGGTAAATTTACTTTACCTACTATCGTAGCTACTGCTCCAGGAAGAGACGATGATCCTAATCAAACAAATAATTTAGGTGCTTCATTCTTTTTCGTAGTAGAGACTGCTGCAACTGACATGGACATCTTAACAGATGGTACAGATAAGTTTGTAGGTGGGCTTTACACTGGTGTAACAGACGCAACAGGTAAAACTTTTATTTCTGGTGCATCTAACGATGTTATCACTATGAATGGTTCTACTAAAGGTGGACTTGCAGGTAGTATCGTTAAAGTAACTGCTATGGCAAGTGCTAAATACGCAGTAGAGGGAATTATTTTAGGGTCAGGAACTTTAGTTACACCATTTGCTGACGCTTAATCTTAATATAGGAGATTAATATGAGTTCATCAGATGTAAAAGCGACCAAAGCTTTAACTTCAACAGGACAATTACAAGGATTTATTGGTTCTGGTGCAGGTACTGCTACTAATTTAGGTCCCATAAGAATTCAGTCTGTTCAAGCACAATCAAGTGCAGCAGACGGTTCTATAAAAATCTATGACGGAACGAGTGCAAGTGCAACTAAGTTACTTATTGAATTTAAGTTCGGTTCAGCAGCAAATGAGGCTTTTGACCATTATTTGCCAAATGACGGAGTAAAATTTAATACGGGGGCTTATGTTGTGTTGTCTAATTGCGACTTTTTTGTAGCATACTACAACTAACATGGCAACCTCGGGAACTCGTGCATTTAGTTTAGATGTAGCGACCGCAATCGAAGAGGCGTACGAACTTGCAGGATTAGAAGCTCGTACGTCATACGATGCTGTTACAGCACGTCGTTCTATGAATATCATGTTTGCCGATTGGTCAAACAGAGGTATTCAAATGTGGGAAGTAGCCAAAGAGGAGCTAACTCTTACAGAAGGCACTAATGAGTATACGATTAACTCATACGATATCGATGTTTTAGACGCTTATGTAGAACGAACAGTTAATACTGTAGTTACTGATTATCCTTTAGACAGAATAGATCGGAATGAGTATATAAGTATTCCTAACAAAGCTACTAAATCACGTTCTACAGAATTTTGGCTAGAACGTAAAAAGTCTCCTGTTATTCATCTTTATCCAACGCCCGAGAACTCAACGGACAAACTCATTTACTATGTCTGGCGTACGATAGAGGATGCTGCGGCTTCTACTAACGATGTAGATATACCTACACGGTTTATGCCTTGTTTAGTATCAGGACTAGCTTATTATTTGTGTATAAAGAAAAATGTTCAGAAACTTCCCGTGATCCAAGATTTATATGAAAGAGATTTAGCTAACGCTTTACGTTATGATGAAGACCGTTCTAATATTAGACTGGTTCCTAAACAAGAGTATATCTAATGGCTTACGCTTCAGGAAAATATGCTTACTTTATTTGCGATACTTGCGGGTTTAGATACCCATATAAAGAAGCTAGAGGCACTTGGGAAAACAATAGAGTTTGTCATGAGTGTTATGAACCTAAACACCCACAACTAGACCCACCAAGTATAGGAGCAGACGCAGAACTGCTTTGGAGACCCAGACCCGACGTTCCTTTACCTCAAGCAGGGTTAGGTGTTGTTACTACAATAGATCCTTCAACAGCAGTTATAAATAGCACAACAAGTCCTAGTGGAACTAGAACAATGACTGTTACAGATGATCCTATAGGTAGTGTGTTTGAAGGTGAGTTTGGAACAGGTGAAGTAGGTACTTTAGAAGCAGGTGGAGACTAATGGCAGGATTTACATACGCAACATTAAAAACAGCAATACAAGATTATTTAGATAATACAGAAACTACTTTTGTTAATAACCTAAATACTTTTATACAAACAACAGAAGAAAGAATTTTAAAAGGAGTACAACTTCCTGTTTTTCGTAAAAACGTTACAGGTAGAGCTACACAAGGTAATACTTATTTAGCTACGCCTTCAGATTTTCTATCTCCGTTTAGTTTGGCTTTGATCGATAGTTCAGGTAATTATAGCTATTTATTATTAAAACACGTTTCCTGGATTAGAGACTACACTCCTTCAGCAACTACAGAAGGATTGCCTTTATATTATTCTCAGTTTGATGACAATACTTTTTTACTAGCCCCCACACCTAACGCTACATTAGATTTTGAACTTCATTACAACTATAGACCCGCATCTTTAACAAGTATGCAATCAAGCGAACAAACTTGGCTTTCCGATAATGCCCCTAATGCTATGTTATACGGAGCCTTAGTAGAAGGTGCAGTGTTTATGAAAGAAGCTCCTGATACTATTATGTTATACGAACAAAAATTTCAAGAAGCTTTAGCCTTACTTAAAGTTCTTGGTGAATATAAAGACGTTAGAGATGAAGCTCGAAACGATCAACTTAAAATACAACCACAAGCATGAAGGAACTAGAGGGTAAAAACGTTGCAATCGTTGCTATGGGGCAAAGCCAAATAGATTTTCACCTTTCGCAAACACATAGTGTAGAGTTTGATGAAGTTTGGGCTATAAACGCAATGATTGGTGTTTTACCCAATATTGATAAAGCTTTTATACTAGACCCGATGAGTCGGTTTTTAGATACCGAAGATGCAGGAAGTATGACTTCTATGATGAGGAAAAAATTACCTAAATGTAATTTTCCTATTTACACCTGTGAATTAGATGATAGAGTTCCTGCCGCAGTTGAGTACCCTATAGAATTAATTGTACATGATTTAGGTTGTTCTTATTTTAATAATACTATTCCTTACGCTATAGCTTTTGCTTTATGGAGTAAGGTTGGTAAAATTTCTTTATTTGGAATAGATTTTACTTATAGAAGCAATATGCATTTTGCAGAAGCAGGTAGATCATGCACTGAGTTTTGGTTATCTAAATGTATTGATGCAGGAATGCAAATTGAAGTTGCTCCTAGATCAACTTTGTTAGACATGGATATTCCTTTACATGAGAAACTATACGGTTATCATAGACTTGATGATCCTAAGATTGTTTACCAAGACGGTAAAGACATGAGTGTTTGTAAACTATCTGAAGTACAGATGGAACCAGAAAACAAACCTGTAGGGATTATTAATAGACATGATTTAAAAGAATTAAATCCTGTAGAACCGAAAGAGTATTAATATGTTTTCTTTAAGATCAGATTTAGAAGTAGGTAGTTTAGGCGTAACCACCACAGATAACAGAGGACTTAGTGTCGATGAAGTTTCTGAAATGGCGGTTAATAAAATAATTTCTGTGAGCGATACAGCTCCTGCACCCATAAGGGCACAAGCTCATGCATTTAGAGATGCGTGTAAAAAGATAGTTATGTATTATATGCAAGAGGCGATAAAAAACCATATGTGTACAATATGTAATCAATTAGAACAGCAAGGTCAAAAAGACTTAGCTAATATTATCAGGAGACTATAATGGCGATAACACAAGCAATGTGTACTAGCTTTAAAAAGGAACTATTAGAAGGGAAACATAATTTTCTTGCTTCTGGTGGTAATTCTTTCAAACTAGCTTTATACACAAGCTCAGCAACAATGAGTGCAGCAACAACTGCATTTACAACAACAAACCAAGCATCTGGAACAAATTATACTTCAGGTGGTGCGGCATTAACCAATGTTAATCCAACATCTTCAGGAACAACAGCGTTTACTGATTTTGCTGACTTAACTTTTGGTACAGCTACAATTACTGCAAGAGGATGTATGATTTATAATGATACAGCTTCAGGCGATCCAGCAGTTGCTGTGTTTGATTTTGGCGGAGATAAAACATCTACAGCAGGTAGTTTTACTATAACATTTCCAACAGCCGACGCATCAAACGCGATTATTAGAATAGCGTAAATTAGCTTATGGCTAGTATCACTGGCTGGGGCAGAGGCACTTGGGGCGAAGGAGCCTTCGGTGAACCTGCACCTGTTGCTCTTACAGGAGTTGCAGGTACTTCTGCGTTAGGCTCAGAAACAGTTACAGGTGATGCAAATATTACCGAAACAGGACTAGCGGGTACTTCTGCTTTAGGTTCTGTTACAGGTAAAGGTTCAGCACTTATTGCTGAAACAGGAGTTGCGGCTACAGGAGCAGTGGGCACAGCCACCGCTACAGGTGTTGCTCTTACGGGGGTTACTGGAATATCAGGAACTTCTCAATTAGGAACTGAAACTGCAACAGGTACTGCAGAAGTTGTTATTAGTTCTGGCGTTGCTGGAACTAGTGCTTTAGGTAACGAAACCGTAACAGGTGTTGCTAACGTATCCCCCACTGGTTTAGCAGGTACTTCTGCATTAAATAGTGTATCAACAATTACAGATAACCGATTTGGTATTACAGGACTTAGTGCAACGTCGGCATTAGGTGTTTTACAAGAAACAACAGGAGACGCTAATATCTATCCAACAACCGTTGTTGGAACAGGTGAAATTAATTTAGTTCTTATCTGGGGTGAAATAGTTCCAGGAGTAACGACTAACTGGCAAGAAGTTGCTTAACATTTTGATAAAAACCATATACAATCAAGAAAGTACGGAGATATAAAACATGGCGAGTACATACGTAAACAACCTAAGACTTAATGAGATGGCTACTGGTGACGCCAGTGGAACTTGGGGAACAACAACCAACACCAACCTCGAGCTTATCGGGGAGGCTTTAGGCTTTGGCACTGAAGCTATTACAACCAACGCAGATACACACACAACGACAGTAGCAGACGGAAGTTCTGATGCAGGTCGTTCGATGTATTTAAAATATACAGGCACATTAGATTCAGCTTGTACTATTACGATTGCTCCTAATACTATGAAGCGTATGCAGTTTATAGAAAATGGAACAAGTGGTTCTCAAAACATTATTATTTCACAAGGCTCAGGAGCTAATATAACCATACCTCCAGGAGACACAAAAGCAGTTTATTTAGACGGAGCTGGTTCTGGAGCAGCAGTTGTTGATGCTTTTGC